ATCCTCAATGGAATACCAATAGCGGTAGTTTTGGCTTCGATCCTGTAGCCAACATGGCTTACGTTGAAGCCACCAATACTCCTAGCTATGTGGGTGCTTCCCTCTATGATCTTACTCAGACTAGTTTCTTTGCAAAGATCACTCCAGCTCCCGAAGGTAACGGAAGTATTCAGACTGGTCTGATCATCAGATTCGATCGCACCAATTATGCGTCTATGATCTTTGGTCCTAATGGCCAGTTCACCGCATATGTTTCCAACAACACTGTCATCACTCCTGTAGCGTTGCCTGTATATGACCCTGTAGCGCATGCCTACTGGCGTATCAGAAACGATGGGGACCAAGTCAACATCTTCTTCGATACGTCGCCTGACGGAGCCACGTGGACACAGCAAGGTTTTGCTGGATTCAATTGGGATATTAGCTCAGTAACTGTATCGTTTTTTGCAGGATTTACTGATATAGAAAATTCAGGAAATCTAGCATATATCTCACACGTAAATCTCCCTGCTTCTAATCTCCAATTAAAGGGAGAATTGAGTGGGGTTTCTGGGGCTACTGGATTACTACAGGTATCCAATCCCAATGCTCTGTCAGGATCTCTACATGGTTCTGCTGGAGTTGGAGCTAAGTTCACAGCCACCCTTGGTATCCCCGAGGGAGGAATGTCTGACTTCGCTTACAACCTCAATCCTCAGACTGTAGATCCTCTGATTACAAATCAGTGGACACCTACAAACTTCCTGAACTTTGCAGGAACAAGTACTACACTTACTTCTGCTTCATGGAATAGGGAGATGAATGCTTATCAAATTCCTATGCCATACAGAGATGGAAGTTATTTCCAGCCTACAGCTTATGTAGATCTTCAGTACAACGTGGGTGGTACTCCTGATACTAACCCTGATCTGCTAACTAATATCCAGATGGAAAACACTATCGGTTTGAATAACCGTCTTCCATTAGATGCTGTTATCTACGCCAATAACTGCTGTTATTCCTGGGGCTTTGGTCTTACCAGTGTGGTAAGAAGTTCTGAACACACACTGAACGGTGGTTGGGCAGGAAAGATCACTAGCGCTACTAGCGTAGGAACCATTGGTGACGGTAGCTTTGCTTATTGGATTCTTCCACAGCGCAAAGCTATGGTGACAGTTAGACATGACCAGTTCAGTAATCCAGAATCAATATTTGGAAGTGTTTATCTTTCTACTACTAGAGCTAATACTATTTGGTTCGCTGCTCTTGTTTATTATGATGTGAATTTCAATATCATTTCTGGTGCCACATCAGGAACTACTTGGACTCACACCTCTATTACAAATAAGAATACTCACCCAGGCGCGGGTACATGGCAACAGGGTATTGTGTATGACACCAGTGTTCCTACCAACGCTGTATACGTAGCTTGTGTTCCAGTAGTTCAGACTACTTCGAGTTCTCCTCCTAGCGAAGTTGTTTATGTAAGTAATCACTCTGTGACCACAGCGTCTATTGGTTTTACTGAGAATCCAACTGCATACTCTCAGCCTCGTACTGCGAATATCAATGTAAAGGCAGACAGAGTTAACTATGTTCTGAATTCTGGATTCAATACTGGGTTCGCTAACTGGTTTGCAGCTACATCATTTACTACAGGATCTCCTATTCCTAACTCTATTAACTGGGATGGAACTGTTGGTTATCAATCTGTAGGTTCTCTCCGCTGTGACGTAGTTCCTATCAGCGGTACCTTCTCCGGAGGATCTACATCCTCTGTAGGTCTGGCGACATTACCGTACTTCAACAGTACCACTACTAATCGTCAGCCACCAGTACAGAACCTGAAGATCGGACATACCTATACAATCACCGCATGGGTAAAGCAAGGAACAAACTGTCCAGATGTGAGAATGGATTTCCGAGACGGAAATGCACTAGGTGTAATGGGTCTTAGTGTTAACTCAACCAGGATTACCAATCCAGAACGTATTAACGGAAACTGGGTAAGACTACAGACTACATATACTGTTCCTCCAACAAGTCTTAGTGAGTTCTACTTCTATTTCTACGTAATGTTCAATGACCTAGCTCATGCTCCTTTCTCCTTCTGGATTGACTCATTGATGGTGGAAGAAGCTGTAACTTACCAAGGTTACTTTGATGGTGGTTATTCATCTGCTGACTATCAGTGGGAATCTGGTGGAGTAGCAAATGACTGTAGATCTTATTACTATAAGGATTACAATAATAAGGTTCTACGTTTGAATAACGCTCTTCCTAGTGTTCTACCTGTTGGTGAATATTATCAATTACTATTTGCTCAACCTATTGATTAAATACATATAAAAAGAGAGATATATAGATAGTCTATATATCTCTCTTTTTTATTTATATCTATGTATATAAAAGAAAGGGTACCACGATACCTATGACCAGTCAACTCTGCTATGCTGTGGACTCTACTAAGGAGAACACATGGAACTTATCATAGAAGCCTTAGCCGTTCTGTGGGCTTGGGTGTTTATCAGGAACTTCGTATACCCGTACGTTCTCGGGATACCCGATTGGTTGATCCATTTGACAGTCATCCCTGGGTTGGCGTACCTTTCTCTACATGCACCACAGCAGTACGTAGGGATCGCTGCTATCGCTGGTGCAGTGCTGGTACTTCAAGGGTTCATTAACCAGGGTATACCAGCGGCTAGAGCGCAGATCAAGAGACGGAGATCAAACATTCCTCCTCCGCCTTGACAGCCGATGACGAACCAGCTACATTCGAACCAAGACGAACGCCACTAGGAGGCAACAATGGAGCGAGACTTTAGCAAGGATTTGACCATCATGGTTGCCGGAACTGGCAACGTTACCCGTGCTCACCTTGAGCAGACTCTGGGTGATTGGATGTTTGAGGATGCTGACTCTGAGCGAGAGGTTCATGTCATTCTCCCTCTCTTCACTGAGATGGGTCCTGGTATCCGTAACCTAATCAAGCTGGGTATGGACTGGGAATTCCGTTTCAGTGTCCTCCAGGCTGGAGATGCTCCCATGACTCGTGAGCTTTCTGCCTTGCCGGATGATCAGATTACTCGGTATGAAGATAACCGTGAGGCTCTTGAGCAGGGCCTGGATATGCTTGCGCAGTGTCACAATGGCGGTGATGAAACTGCATTCATCATGGCCTACAATCCCAAGAGCACGTATGAGCAGGACAGTTATGCTCTCTCTGACTTCGAGATCATCGGTGATGCTAAGAACTATCGTTGGCTTTCTACGCTGAATCTCTGTGAGGGTCTTCTGGATTCTTTCGAGGGATACAAGTCTACGGATGAGATCCTGAAGGAGGAGCGTCTTAAGGAGGAGTTCGAAGCTAAGAAGAAGGCTGAGGAGGATGCCAAGCCTAAGCCTGCTAAGAAGGCCACAGCGCCGCGTAAGCGGGCTGCGAAGAAGGCGGTGGCTCCTCAGCCCAAGCCTGCCGTGGAAGAGCCTGAGAAGGCCATTGAGGACTTTCCTGTAGGCACAGTCATGGAGGTTGCAGGAACAGAGTTCACTAAGATTGGTCCTAACCCCTTCCGTGAGCCTCTTCCGGGTAATCCTAACAACGAATTGTCTGCTACTGTTCCACTGACTATTGGTGGTCCCTCGGATGACATGATCAACGTATCAACTGATCTGGTTCGGGATAACCTTGCCAAGCCTAATACGATTGCTGTGTCCAAGGATTCCCTTGCACAGCTCAGTACTGATATCCGTATGCTCACTGATGCATTCGGTCACATCATGGACACCTTCACTCAGATTCTTAAGGACGGCTAATGACTATGGCGGAGATGCTGGAGCTTGGTGCTCCAGCTCTTCCCGATGGATATTTCTATCGGGTAAAGATTACTTCCTTCGGATCTCTTCATATCGAAATTCGGGAGAAGACTAAGTTCTTTTCTTATATGCATGCAGAACTTTATGCTGATCCTGCCCGCTATCCTGAATATTCTGCACAGGAGATTATCAGGAGGGCTTCTCTCCTTGTCCATAAGGACTGGTTGGCAGTATCTGATAGTCGGCTTAAGCGGCAGGCACTTCGTAAGTGGGAAGGTGACCACAAGTAAATGAAACTATTCAAGCGATCTCGTAAAGTTTATCGTTTTGAAGTCAGGCCGACCGGTCATATTGAATGGAAGTATTGTGTTTACGATACTCTTCGTGATATGGAAGTACCTAAGTCACGGCATCTGTATGCCAGTAGCACACAACGGGATGTAGATTACTACAATGAGCTGGAGGAAACTGGAATGGTCTTCTTCTGGGAAGAAGCGATGCTGAATGGTATTTAAAGGACGCTGCCAACGAGACTTTACATGTATTAAGGTTAATCAGCACTCAGGAGATTGTGAGTTCACTAAGTGGCCTACAGCTCAAGAGCTAGCGAAGCTTAAGCAAGTCGGTGGGGATCACTACGAGAAGATGGCTATCCAGCCGTGGGAAGTGATCGAACGAGGAGACCTAGATTTTTGGGAGGGTAACGTGATTAAGTACGTTATGCGTCACCGAGCCAAGAACGGTCTAGAAGATCTTGAGAAGGCTCGGCACTATCTTGACTACCTTATCGAAAGGGCGAAGAAGCATGGAGCTTGATTATCTGCCAGACGTAGCAGTACCTATGCAGTTTGACGGGGAAGCTGGATATTTCGTACCAAAGAAGCTGTATGAAGAACTACTGGACAAGCAAGATGGCGAAGTAATTACTAGTAATCTCTATGTAGCTATTAACGACGCTCGTGACAGTTTGCTTGATGCCCTGCGAACATTGGACAATGCGTAATGGCACTTAAGAACTATGTCTTCGAGATTGAAATGGATGACTGGGCAGAGTTTCCCGGCAATCAGCTATATGCCACCCAAGATATTGCAAGGTACTTTGCTGAGCGAGACTATGGGAATGCCTTCTATGACAAGTGGATGGCAGGCTTTGAGGATGCCGAACAGCCTGGTATCTTCAAGTGGGAATTCATCAGTCGTGGTCTGTATCATCTGTACGAGGATGGATCTCCTACGGGTGTTTCTCTGAAGTTCCGCTACGTTCATCAGGAGGATACATCGTGACTATTCACATTACTCTTATGGGAATTCTTTCCACAATTGGTGGGCTGGTAGTTCTTTACTTTGTTCGTCAACTTATCTTCCTTCTCCTATTTCTTAGGAAGTGTAAGTGACATCTCAGGATATCTGGGATGACTTGTGGGGATCTCCAGAAGAAAAGGAGATCCCCGTTAAGTCTTCCTATAACTCTATAGATCTAGCAAAGTATTTCCAAGATAAGTTCATCGGAGCACCATGGCATTCTGGTTTTGGCATGGTAAATGTAAAGGCTCTAGCTGCTCAGTTCGCCAAGTGGAAGTCACGCACAGATTCTGCTACAGTCAGAGCGATGATCGATCTGTACATGACCGATGCGTCTCTGCGTGGGAAGAATCCAGGCTGGACAGACTTCCTCACGCAAGCTGAACAAATCAACGCTAAGCTGACACCCACTGAGAAGACCAGTGAGTGGGATGACATGTGGGAGGATTGGAAAAAGAATGAGTCACGCTAAGATCCCCGAAGAGTTCTGGGCTAACAAGTGGGATCAGGCTAATATCCCTATCAAGTTTCGTGGGCTTAGACTGAAGGATTATGATAATCCCCATGAGTCTGGTCGAATTGCCAAGGAGGCAGCGTATGAATTCATCGATAATTTCGAAAATCATTTCGTCTCGTCCAAGCGTGCTTCGGCAGGCATGTTTCCAAGCGATCGAAGCAATATTGGTCGTGGGCTTCTTTTTGTTGGTCCTAATGGGACTCGCAAGTCCACTCTTGCGAACGCTATTCTGACCGAAGTACAGTACCGTAACGGTAACTACCATACGCATTACGTTCGCTTCTCTGATTGGAAGAAGGCTCTTACTGATACCTTCGCAAAGGAAGACACAGAAGAGAAGTTCCTTGCTCGTAAGATCCTCCGTCGGGTAGAGCTTGCCACCCTGGTAGTTCTGGATGATATTGGTCAGGAGCATCGTACCTCTTCAGGGTTCACTGAGTCTTCCCTACACGAGCTTCTTCGTGTACGGTATGAGGCAGCAAGGCCAACGATTGTTACGACTAACGTGAGCCTGTCCAAGATCTCTGATACTTACGGAGAGTCCTTTGACAGTTTCCGCCACGATGCATTTAATACTTACCCCATGGTGGGTGCTGATACTCGAAGGATTGGGAAGTAAATGACCAACGTTAACTACAATAATATTTTTGACCTGCTTGGAAAGATCGAGTGGGAGGGTGGACTGACCAGTGTTCTCGACTATGGCTTGCGGGACATTGAGGACTATGACGTTCCCGATGCCCTGAAGGAAGCATGGGAGAACATGGTTTCTGCCTATGAAGAGTTCGAAGGTTATATGGAAGATGTAGATGCAGAGCTTCATAAGGCGCAGAACACTGCGGAAGAGGAGTAGATTCTAATGGATTTGGGCATGTACAAGGCAGTTCTTGAGGTTATGGATATCCTCAATAACCACAATGTAAAGCTTCCTGAAGGCATGTTTAAGCAGCGTGACCTTGAGGATAGTCTCAGGGATTTCCTTGAGCGTTTCTTTGAGGATGGTCACGAAGAGGGCTACGATGTGGGCTACGATGTGGGCTACGATGACGGTTATGAGTCTGGATATACCACAGCTCAGTACGAATACGAAGACTAACTTGTAGTCTCAATAGGGTTTCCAGTACGCTGGGAGCCCGGTTGGAACTATAAGGAGGAAAGATGCAGTACGTGTTCTTGACCACTGGACTTCCCGGATCCGGAAAGACCACTTGGGCAAAGGCCAAGAGAAAGGCGGCAGGAGATAGGATAGTCCTTACTTCCCGAGATGATATCCGTAAGATGCTCGGATGCTTCCCTGTAGGTACTAAGGAGGAAGAGGATCTAGTATCCAAGATTCAGGACAATGTTATTGTGTCTGCTGTCAAGGCGGGAAAGAGCGTTGTTGTTCACGATACCAATCTGAATTCCAAGTCTCCTACTCGAATTAAGAAGCTCTTTGACGGAGATGTTGAATTCGCTATTGCTGACTTCACTGAAGTTCCTGTTGAGGTTTGCATTGAGAGAGACGCACAGCGTGAGAACCCTGTGGGTGAGAAGGTCATTCGTAACATGGCACGACAGCTTCAGAAGCCTTGGAGGCTGACTCCTGAGTTCATGAATGACGTCACCCTGTCGGAGCCTCTGGAGTACGATCCTGAGCTTCCTTGGGCTATTGTCATTGATACCGATGGCACGACTGCACACCACAACCGTTCTCCCTATGACTATGCTCGTTGCTACACTGATACTCCTGATCCCAATATGCGAATGCTCGTGCGTATTATTTATGAGCAGGGTGCTTATGACACGATTAAGGTACTCGGTATGTCCGGACGTCCTGACACGTGGCGGGACATGACAGAGCTTTGGTACAAGCAGAATAAGATTCCTTTCGATGAGCTTTATATGCGAAAGGAGGGCGATTCGCGAAACGACGCTGATGTAAAGCAGGAGATGGTTGACCAGCACATCAGAGGCAAGTACAATGTTTTGATGTGGTTTGATGACCGTGATCGTGTGGTCCGTCGGCTGCGTAAGCTCGGTATCAAGGTTAGCCAAGTCGCTGAAGGAGACTTCTAGATGGTTGAGAAGATCAATGAGGTTTGGACAGATGGCGCTGGAGTTAAGTGGAATGTACATAAGCGGAGTATTGATTGCGACGTCAATGGTTGCGCAATACATAATCCGTCGTATCATCCGCTGAGTGACGCTATCCAAATAATGCGGTCTGATCGTCTGCCATTGATTGAGCGCATTTGTGACCATGGTATTGGTCATCCTGATCCTGACTCAGCTAGCTTTATTGTTCGCATAACTGAAGATGCTAGCTGGTGGATTCATGGCTGTGATGGATGCTGTAATGAAACTCACGAGGAGACTTTTAATGTCTAACACAATGGTGGGCGGAGAAGATCCTGATGACTGGACTCCAGAAGAGGAAAGCATTGGCGCTGATCCCCTCACAATAGAAGAGATTGATGATAAGTGGATTCTGTTCTATGCGGACAGGATTCAAAATCAGATTGAGGTATTCCTCAGTCAGGAGAGTTAATGCGCAGGGGAGAGCTTTCAACTGAAACTCTTCCTCGTGTGTATGTGGTATTCGAAAACTTAATTGGTCTATTGCCTAGTACCAAAGACCGAATCGCAGAACAGTTGGCGCGAAAAAGGAAAAAGTGGGAACAGGCAGCAGATTATTATCAATTGAATATCAAAACATCGCAAGGAATACGGGATCTATATTGGCGACAGCGTTT